ACCGGGGTCTTCTTCCATTCTACCTTTACCGTATAATGAAGCTAAATCATGTGGGGTACCATATGAACGTCCTGTAGTAATAGGGTCATTACCTTCAGTCTCAATTTGAGACATACGGAATCTACGCTTTTGGTCCTGGATGATTAAATCTCTGTTTTCTTCGTATTCATCTTCACTCATATGGAAAATGTTATCATAAATCCAATCTGAAGAGAATAATTTATTCTCCATGATTTGAGATGCTAGATCTACTTTTTCTTTCATTAATGCGATCTTTTCTTGATCGTAAATGATAGAAGGAGTTGTTAGATTTAATTCAAAGTTTACCATTTGTTCACCAGTATAACCTTGGGCATATAAGTGAACTAAAGCAATTTTGTATAATTCTGAAAGTAAGATACGTTGGATACGGTCAATTGTACGACCAAATCTAATATCTTCTGCTGCTAAAGTAGCTTTACCTTGTAGATCAGCATCATAACCCATAAATGCTTTTGGAACTTTAAGAGCAGCAAATAATTTTTCTCTTAAGTACTCAACATCTTGAATACCGTCGTACTGTAAACCTGGTGTAGTATCAATACGAGTTGTTGAATCATTACCTCTAACTGGGAGGTAAAAATCTTCAAGCATATTATTCATGTTATACTTAAGATTATATTCACCGGTTTGCTCATCCATGTATGGAGTACGCTTAAGAGTAGAAATAGTCTTTTGCATAAAGTTTTCTACCTCTTGTGGTGGAATTGAACCTACATTGATGTAGAAAATACGTTTTTCAGGTGCACGTACAATTCTATGAATTAACATAGCATCTTCCATCAATGCATATTGCTTATACAATTTACGACCAGGTTCGATATAAGAACGTCCATAAGGTAAGTAATTTACATCTGCTAATAATCTAAAGTGTGCTACCTCGTAGTTATCAAATACAATAGAATTTGTATTTTCTTGATTTGGAGAATAATAGTAACCCGAAGAATTGCCTGAGTAAAAACCATCTGGGTTATATTGGAATATTACTTTAGTTGGATGTTCTGGGTCAAAGTTTTCCTTTCTTTCAATATGATATGCTGAATAGGGAATAACATTAAATACACCAAATTTTTCAGAAATTTCTAATTTTAAGAAGAAATCACCATACTTACACATTTGGCGGGTCCATGACCAAAGGTTGAATTCAATATTTAAGACGTCGTAAAATAGGTTGTAAAGGATTTTTTGAATATCTTCATCCGAAGATTTAATTTGAAGTACCTCACCCATATCGTTTTTCAAAGTACACTCATCAGCAATAATGTCAAGAGCAGAAGCAATAATTGCATCCGTATCCATAGCATCGTAATCTGAGTATAATTGGGTTCTTAGATATTGATAGTTAAGATTAAATTGAGACCCGTATAATGAAGTTGAAGCTGGGTTTTGGTAAATCCCTCTAAATCTATTCATTAAGGCATTAGTCTCAAATTCTCCGGAGGTTTGGATTTTATCAGTATCCATCACCTTGATTTGGTTACCTCCTACATTACGGATAACTACATCAGTAGAGAATAATCTATTTAGTCTTGAAAAAAGTCCTTTATCAGCCATTGCAATGTTATTATTATAAATATATTAAAGTAACCAACTAATATCTTCGTCTTTACCGTTTATCTGTTGTTTGTATGGATTTTGGGTACTATTACCTGCATATCCTCCAACCCAAGATGTACGAGAAGTAGAAATACTACTTAGTGCTGCTTTACTTAAATCTAAATTTTGTTGTCTAAATTTATAAGACGTATCACGCATAAACATACCAATCCCAAATGACATAACCAAATCATCATTGTAACCTTGTTGAGCTTCTGCACGTCCGTTTTTCCAAATAAACACTTTCATTTCTTCTATCAATCTACTTGATTGAATTATTACACTTTGATCCGAAATGTATTCTTGAAATTTACCAATTACCATTGGTCTAACTTTTGAAGTCATACTAAATCCAGGAACCATTTTACTCGTATCCATGTATTTATCAAAATACGAATCTGCTCTTGTAACATCACCTTTACTTGAATAATGAAGGTTAGTATACCCTCTATCTATTACAGTTTGGATAGTAGCCCAACCAATTGATGCATTTTCAATTACAAGTAATGCTTCATTATATTCGGTAGCTATACCTACTAATAGGTGACCATATTCTTTAGTACCAATTTGACCCTTGTATTCTGCTACTTGCGTATTTGTTTCAATGTCAATAACGTGGAACGCAGAATAATCTTTGCCGTCTCCACGAGCCACATCAGCAACCACAAGGTAGGATCTTGAATAATCAGCGGGTTCCCAAATCCATAAGTTCTGGTCAGCGCCTCGTTTTTCAAGTGGGTCTTTAATATATGTTTTTTCATAGAATTCGATGTATTCAGGGTAGAATACAATATCACCAGAAGTGCTAAAATCACAGTCACATTCTTGTGCTGCCATACGAGGATCACCTAGTAATTCATCTTGACGTTTTCTCCAAGCCTCATCTCGTTCAGGGTGAACGTACCAAGGTAATTTAATAGGTAAGAAATCATTTTCACCATTTTCTGCTCTAACCCATGTTTGATGGAACCAGTTACCTGTACCATAAGGGGTAGATAATGCTATACACCCACCACCAGTAGCTAGGGTTTGTTGAGCTGAAGCCCAAATTTCACCAATATTATCAATAAATGCGGCCTCATCAATTAGTAGTAAGGATACTGCTTCCGATCTACCTGCATCACTTGATGCTGAAGTTGCTTTAATCTGGGATCCATTACTTAATCGTAATGTTAATTTGTTATTTTCAGGAGCATCTATCTTAAGCCAAGAAGGTAAATTTTCATACATGAATTTAACCTTCGTAACCATGTTTTTGGCTGTATCTTGTTTTGTTGCGATACACAGCACGTTTTTATCTTTATGGAATAACATTAACCATAAAGAATAACCTGCAGATAAAGTAGAAATACCTAACTGTCTTGATTTAAGTACTACAGAATATGGGTTGTCTCTCCATAATTTTAGTACTTTTTCCTGGAATGGGAATAAATTAAATGGAATACGTCCACGTTGTGGGTGCTGAATAAAACAGTACTTTTTCATAAAGTGTACTGGGTCAGAAGCACACTTAATATATTCCTGTTGGATTATCTGTCTTAAATTTGGTTCAGCCATTATTTACCTATTTTCCAGTACATACGAACTGTGTAAACAGGTTGCCATTGTGGGTTTAAACCTACCCCAAAACCGTATGCATCTCTTTTTTTATTAATGTATAATAATTCACCATTAATATTTTGTACTGCTTGATTAGTTGCTCCTACCGAAAAACCCCCATAAAACTCGCGTTTGTAGAGGTAAATAGTATTAGTAATTGTAGTTGTTGGGATGAAAATGTTGGATTGTACATCACGCATTGAAATTAAGTTACGGGTAATAGTGTCATTAATGACAATAGAACCTAACGTATCTATCTGAATAGTGTCAGTATAGAAGTATTTAGCATAATAATCTTTTAATACCGTAACTGTATCAATTGGAGTAGAAAATGTATCAATATCAACTACTACTTTTTCTACAATTTTAGGAACATATTTTGTTGTCTCTACTTTAACAGTATCCCAATGGGTTACTATTTCTGTAATAACCTTTGGTTCTACTGGAGGTGTAGAAGAGCAGCTTCGTTGTAAAAACAATAAAACTGCTAATACTACAATCAGTAAAGTTTGAATATTTTTAAAGTAATCCTTCAAGTTCTTTTTTAATTTTAGTTAACTCTTTTAATCGAGCTAATAAACGTTCTTTTTCCTCACCTTCAGCTTTTTTCCACTGATTTACAGTAGATTTCATTTCTTTAGTTGTATCTTGAAGTTTACGTGAAATTACAGAAACTGAATCTTTTGTATCTGCTGTTGCTTGTTGAGCTGCAGCATCTTCGTCATCAATATCTTCAGAAAGTTCTTTAGATAATTCAACTGTTTTTTCTAATTCTTTATTTAATTCTTTTTGTGCCTCTACTTCTTCTGGGCTGGCCTCAGAAAGTAATTCTACAATAGTTTCTTTAATGTATTCTGCTAATTCTGAACGTCTCATTATAATTGTTATTTTGTTATAAATATTACAAAGAAAGCGCCTCTAGCATTTGTTCAATGCGTTTCTCAGTACTACCCTCAAGTACACCATAATTTTTAATGCGATGTTTTTGTTGGCTTAGAATATGACGGATAACAATATCAATCTCATTTCTATAATCAGCATCTGTTTCTCTAATACCATTATCCTCAATTTCTACTCCTTCTGGTGAAACGTAGAAAATATAATCGTATTCTCTAATCAAACGAATAGCGTAAGCATAAAATGCTTCTTTATCAGGCCAATCCATTGATTTAGATGCTTGAGCAAAAGCCATTACATCAATAATAGTACGGTCTGTAATAATATTATCAATTAATAATTCGCTTGCTCGCTCAGCCATAAAGACTGTTTGACCTAAGAACGTAGAATCAGTATTCAATGGAATACCCATTGCCATCAGTTCCTTAGAACGTTCTGTTCTAGTTGTATAATCCTTAAATTCAGGTAAAAGCTTTAAAGCATTGACAAGTGTGGTTTTACCTACACTCATTGTTCCACATAATCCTATTTTCATACGTTTTTATCGTCTAACCATTTTCTATAAACACGGTAGCTATCTGAATCAAAGTGTTCAGTACTAACCTCAAATAAAATACCATCAGTTAAAGCCATTACTTGGTGTGGTTGGCCTGGGTATTGTCTTACAGAATCACCTTCACGTAGTTGTTCTTCATGTGTCTCACCAGTTTCAGTATCAATCCAGCGATATAAAAATTCACCTTCTTGAACGTACCAAGTCTCGTCTTTAATCAAGTGGTAATGCATGCTAAAGTTACAACCTTTCTTGAACACAAGCAACTTACCACAGTAAAGCTCGTTATTTTCGAATATAATTTCGTGTCCCCAACCTTTGGGAACATTACATTCTTTACATTCTTTAGCGTTAATTACAATTGGTTTTTCCATATTAGTTTCTATAATCTGATAGTAATGCTTTCATTGAGGTGTTTTTATACCAAGGTAACCCCTCACGTTCTTGCATAATTTCATTGTATGATTCTTCATTATATTTAATACCGTTTAGGTAATATGATTTAGAAAATTCACAACCCTCAGCATAAGGTTCAATTGCTGGACCATCCCATCTGTGAAATTTCCAATGTTCTTCCCCTTGATAACGTGCTAGGTGAATAATTGCTCCTCTTGAGTTAATTTCTTTGTACTCGTATAATCTGTTCTTAGCCATAACTTATTTATTAATAATTTTCAAAAAACTCTGGGTATTCTTCCATATCCTCTTTAAACTGTAAAATATAATCTGTAACGTAAATCCCTTGTGCTCCTGAAACTGTAATACCACGAGCTGATAAAGCATCACCTACAAAATGAACATTGTTATAATCAACTAGAGCTAGTGTATCATAATCAACTAATGGTTCAGGTGATAGATACTTTACTTCAGGAATATAAATGCCCCAATCATCACCTAGTGTTGGGAATAC